ATTGTTTCAAAATATTCTCCTTGATCAGCAACCACACAAGGAAAACGAGCAATTATGCACCCCTTCGGAATATATAACTCCGTGCCTTTTTCTTTAATTTCAGGGTTAAAATCTTTGCTGCAATAAAGAACAAATTCGTCTTTATTGTTTGGATTTTCCTCCATCCAACCAACATTTATGTTGATAGATGAGCCTCCATCCCATTCTTCTTTCCAAATGCCATCACCTTCTGTTGGATCTTTCCACAAGACATAATAGCAGTTTTTAGCCAATTCCTTTGTCTGTTGCAGATACTCCATGCGTATATATTTACACTATCTGTATAAAATATGGGAGTATGTGTTTTCTTGTTTAATTTATATACAATATATGTGTATTGTGTATAACGGTGTTATGAATATAAATACCAATGTGAGTTTATTAAAAGATATGTTCGACCAAAAAAAGGTTGAAGGTAAGACCAGAAACAAAGCTGCTAAATTTTTAGGGATTGATCCAAACTCTGTTAGCAGACATATAAGTTCAGATGATCTTAGTATTCAAACACTTTTTAAGTATGCAGAATATTTAGAATGCGATTTAACTGAATTAATTAATGAGCCAGTTACAAGACAAATAAACGGATATGTAAAAAATAATCAAATTCACATGTACAGTGCAGATGAAGAAAGACCAACATTAACAATAAAATCAGCACTTAGAAGTTGGTGGAGAGATAAAAAAACTATTTTAATTATAAATAAAAATGATGTTAATGGATTATACTACAATGATATTTCATTGTTTGCAGCGTGGAGATCACCTCATAGTATTAAACAAAAAGATAGAGGATTGTGGCAAACAAAAGAAGGTTATCAAAATGGCTTAATACAAAATTATAGTAAAGAAATAGATCAATTTTTAACAACTCCATTTATGCCAACAACTAGTTCTTGGAGTCCTGTCAAAGTATTACGTTTTGCTAAATGGTATGCTGATTTTGGAGCAGAAACCTTTACAGATTAGTTTATTCACAACCTGTCCATAAATTTTTAACAAAAATCCAACAATATTCATACCGATATACAGACTCGGTATAATTTATGTTTTGAAATAATTTAAAATTTATTTATCAATACTATTTGTGAGTAGTAGCACAGATAAGATAGATTTACCTAATAAAACTATTCCTCCATATTTTATGAATAGAGGTTTGGATCACTTTTCTCCTACACAAGCTACTACTCCACTAGATGTTTGGATTTATAAATACCTTCATTGCAACCAAGAAAAAAGAAGGAAGATGAAGGGAAGTTCTAAAATGCGTTGTGGAGTTCTTGCAGGAGATAGTGTGGCAGCCGACATATCAGGAAAAGTAAGACCAATATTTCATTATGATGGCTACAAAGAATGGAACGATGAAAAAGATGAAATGCAATGGAAGAACGATAAAGAATTTATAGATGAAACAATTAAACAAGTTTTTTTAGGTTTAAAAGATGTTGGTATCAAATGGGATGATAAAAGAACAAAAATAGTTTTTGAATATTATGTTAGTTACGAAGATCCACGATTAGTTATTCCAATTATAGGAAGAACAGACATTCAAACTCCAACAGCTCTTGTTGAATTAAAAACAAAATGGAGCAAACGAGGTGCAAAGAAAAAAGATGGTACACATAGTTATTTTTTTCCTGAGTTAAAAGATGAGCCAGAAGAAAGTCATTTGCAACAAGCATCAATGTATTATCATGCAACGAAAATACCAACTTTTATAGTCCAGGCAACACCGAAAGACCATAAAATTTATGATATTCGTGAAAGAGATCATAAAGCTGCACTCAACGAGTTAGTTGTTAATTGTATGAAGAAACAAGAAGTTGCAAAACTTAAAAACCCATTTGAAGTTATAGAGCCAAATTTTTATGAATATGGCAATTTAAAATTTTGGTGGAACATCGGAGATAAATATTTGAATGAAGCAAAGGAGTTATATGGCTACTGAAACTGCCGATAATATTAAATTAAAAGAAGCAATTGTTGAAGTAAGTAAACTTTCACCAAAAGATAAAGTAAGAATTCACAACAAGTATTACGCAACAGTTAATACAAGAAATCATATTTTCAGAAAATATTTTGGAACTGACGCAAGTTACATATCACGAGTAGAATTTCGTGATCCCATTTTTCATAATGATAAAATGATTTTTGCAGGATCAGTAGTAGCAACAACAGAATTATGGATTAAAAAAAATATGATTGCTGTTGGTATTGCTGAAGAAATAAGGAATTCATCACCTGTTAACAGAACAAGTGCAACAGAAAATGCAATGACAAGTTCTCTTGGTATTTGTTTGGCTAGAGCAGGATTAGATGGAGGAGAATTTGCATCTGCTGATGAGATGCAAATAGCAGCTCACAATGGAAAAGCTATTGATGAGCTAAACAATAACGATGCGAGTGATACTTCGGAGGAGAACAAAAATCATATTCCTCCTATTAAAGAAAATGATCTATCCTCTGAAGTATCTTTAAGTGATTTTACTATGATTAGTAATGCCATTTATGGATCTAAACATCTTGGACAACTTCGTTCTATTTATACAAAATTTAAAAATGAAATAGATAGCAACGAGCAGCTACAAGGAGTTTACAAAAATCACGAAGAAAAAATTAATCGCAATAAACCAATAGACGATGGATGGGATATATGAGTGAAAAATTTGAACTAAAAGAAGGTAAAGGAAATATAATGCCAAATAAAGATGCTGACGCAAAGCATCATTATTACGGATCTATAAGAGTTTCTCGTGATGTTAAACAAGGAGAAACAATTAAATTACAAGGTTATAAAAATGAAAGTCAAAGTGGTAATAAATATATTGGCTTACAAATGTTAGATAAGCGAGAACAAGATTTATAATGGATTTATACAATCAAGTTACAGAAGTTCTTGAACAAGCTGATCTCCTGGTTAGTGGTGAAAGAAAAAGTATTTACGGAGAGTTTGATAAAAACCACGATGATATTGCGAAGATATGGAGTGTTATTTTAAAAACACCTATACGAGCTGACCAGGTTACGTTGTGTATGGCAGGTGTAAAGATCGCAAGAGCTTCTAATCCTGATTCGTATAGCCGAGATAATTACATAGATGGAGCTGCATATCTATCTATGACCAACGCACTACAAATGAAAAAGAATGGTGATTTATGAACACGGATGCAATTGAAAAAATACTACGAGAGAGATTTAAGTGGAAACATTATCCATTACAAATCATACGAGTAGAAAAAGAAAAGGAGGAGAAAAAAGAAAATGACACCAAGACAACATCAAATACTTAAATTTGTAAACGAGTACATAATAGAAAATAGACACTCTCCTTCCTACAAACAAATACAAGAAGGTTGTCAGATTAATTCGTACAATAGTGTTTCACAATGTGTCAATAGTTTGGATAGACGAGGTTACATAACAAAAGTGCCATACGCAAAAAGAAGTTTACGAGTAACGGAGCAAGGAAGAAATGAAATATAATGTTAAAAGAAGATTTAGAAAAAGAATTAACGAAAGTAAAATCTGCATTAGAATATGCAACAGGTAGATTGGAAGAAGCTTACGAAAAAAATAGTAAGCTGAGAATAGAGAACTACGAATTAAAAAAGAAACTAAATTTAATTCCACCAAAAAGTATTAGTGAATCCAAGATATAGTTATTTTGAAAAGGGAAATCCATTTAACGAATGGCATAGAACAATTGATAATTTAGCTGCTGTTGATATAGACCTGGTTGAAGTATGTAGTAAGTGTTATCAACCATTACTACTGATTGAACACGCATACGATAAAGGTCAAACATACAAAAATTGTACGGCAACAATAAAGTTGGCTAGGCAAAGCAAAATTCCTGCCATGTTAATATTTTATAAAGATATGAAAACTTTTAGAGTGAAAAAACTATATCCAACGATGGAGAATGAAAGAACGGTACAAGCATCAACCCTAATTAGATACTTAAAAAAACTACATAACTTACACAAATGCATTTAAGAATATTATCACTAGGAGCAGGAGTACAAAGCACAACATTAGCTTTGATGATTGAAAAAGGAGAAGTTCCTATGGTTGATTGTGCAATATTTTCAGATGTAAAAGGAGAGCCACAAAAGGTTTATGATCATCTTGATTGGTTGGAAAAACAATTAAGTTATCCAATTCATAAAGTTACCTGGAGAAATTTAAAACAAGATGTTTTAGATGCAAGTGTTGGTAATTACAAAGGATTTACCGCACCATTTTTTACATTAAGTGATGAAGGTAAAAAAGGAATGTTGCGTAGACAATGCACAGCAGATTATAAAATAAAACCAATTGGTCAAAAAGTTAGAGAACTACTTGGATATAAAAAAGGTGAAAGAGTTAAAGGAGATACTGTTGAAATGATTATGGGTATTTCTTATGATGAACTTTTTAGAATGCGTGAAAACAGATTAAAATATATTACAAATGTTTATCCATTAGTTGAAAAACAAATTAGAAGGCATCATTGTTTGCAATGGATGGAGAAACATGGCTATCCATCACCACCAAGATCAGCTTGTACTTTTTGTCCATATCATAGCAATCACGAATGGAGAGAAATTAAAAAAAATAAAAAAGAATGGGATGAAGTTGTTGCTTTGGACAAAGCTATTAGAAATACAGAAGATTATAAAGGAGATACAAAATATAAAAAAGTCGTAAGGGATAAATTATTCTTGCACAGGGATTGTAAACCAATCGATGAAGTTGATTTGCGATCTGACGAAGAAAAAGGTCAAATGTCGCTTTTAGATGAATGTGAAGGTATGTGTGGAGTTTAAAACAAGCTCATATTTGACCGTACAAGCAAAAAAAGAAGGAGGTCTGTATGATTAGACCTCCCTATTCTATTAATAAATTGTAGCTGCTAAATTACCCATATCTGCCTTTGCATTAGGATCAGAAAAAGTACCATAGCCATTTTGCGTTTTTGTATCGTTATGACCTACACGAAGTGCAATAGTTTTAGGATCAACACCTTGTTTCTGCCATTGTGAAATAACAAATCGTCTAAACATTTTTGTATCAACGATTTCTTCAGGTATTTTTGCAATTTTACATTTGCTTCGTAAAACCGCTAATGTTCTTTCATAAGATACATCAAATAAATATCCTGACTTGATATTGCGATCTTTAATATATCGATCATAATATTTCTTTAATTGTTTTGGTAAAGGTACAATTCTTTCACCTTGCATAGCATCTTCTTGACGAAGTTTACCTGCTTTTGTTTTACCAACTTTTCTTGTTCTATAATCTCTGCTCTTATTAATTCGCAAAGTAAAATTATTCCAATCAAAGTCTTTAGGTGTCAAAGCTGCAGATTCACCCCATCTAATACCTGTTGGATATTGCAACATCATTAAAAATGCTGATTGTGAAGTTTTACCCTCACCATTGATAGCATTTAAATTACCATGCTGATTAGAATTATGACCATAACAAAATGCATATTCTAACTCCTGGTTTAATCTTTTACCTTCTTTGTTTGTCATAGACCTAACATCAGTTGAATTATAGTGTATTTTTAAAACAAGTGATTTTTTAAATTTATGATGTGGTGAAACAAACCAATCTAATTCTTCTGCTTTTTCTAAAATATTATGGAGAATTGATCGTACTCTTTTAGCTTTAGACTTAGAGATACCATTTTGTTTTTTCTTCAAATTTTTAATAAAATCTTCATACCATATAGAAGTTATTAATTTTAATTGAAAAATTTTACCTTTTTCTAAAGCAAGTAAAGATTCCTCTTTATCCAAATCTTTAAATGTTGGATTACCAAGTATTTTAAATAATGCTTTAGCATTATCTTTATTTCTATCAGCAGATCGTTCTGTAAATCCTGTATCAGGATCGGTTTCATTATCTGACACACGCACATCCCAATCACTTTCAAGCTTTAAATAAGCATCATTGATTGTATGTCCGTTAGATCCATAAGGAACATCTTTCTTTATTCCTTTATTTTTTAGAAACTTGTTAGCTTTCGCTACAGCTTCATTTCTTCTTGCATGATAAAATCTTTTTAAAATTGGTCTACCAGTTGGATAGAATTCACCAGTTTCAACGGCAGCAACATATTTAATTTTACCATGAACAACCGTTTTGTGAGTTTGCATAAAACCTCCTTGATAAGTAAACGCAAAAACAATTAAATTATTTCATTTAATATAACGGTAGTTATAGCATATTGTTTGAAAATGTCGTGTAAAATGTCGTGTAAATATAGGTTTATTATTGATGTATAAATGTATGTAGATTGTATGTTTTTCCCAGAAAAGCTTGATTTTTTGTTGTGTAGCTTAAATAGTAAACGGTCTTGAAAACCGTTTTTATCCACAGAATACCTTAATTTTTTTGCTTGTCGTGTAGGAGTCGTGTCAAACGACATTATTTATTTATGGCGGAGAGTGTGAGATTCGAACTCACGATAGACTTGCGTCTATGCTAGTTTTCAAGACTAGTGCATTCAACCACTCTGCCAACTCTCCTTAATACGAGGAGAGTAATACATGAGTTTGCACTTTTTTTCTAGTTTTTCATATAACTTAATAGGAAAGATTATTGGTAATTTTTCCTCAAAAAAACACACACTATAATAGGGAAGATTTTTGATAAATTTTACTCTGAAAAGTACACAATATATTAGAGGTAAATATGAAAAAAATTAAACACACTAAAATACCAAATGAAATTGCAAATATACTTTTACACGCATTGGGAGATTTACAAACTGGTTTGGAGGATCAAATGAGTGTAACTATTCTTGAACAAAGACGATATGCAGCAAGACTATTTAAAAAATCAGAAAAAGCAAGAGATTGGGTACATGATAATTTAAGAAAAGATTTTAAAGTTAAATCTGTGTAGAAGAAATAAATTGACAAGAGAATGCAACAGCCACATCTTTATCTTTAAATGGCTGATCCACTCTTTCTATGATCTTATCAACTAGCTGATTGCAGGTTTCCCAATCTTCAATTTCTCTGCCGATTTGTGCATTATAAAAGCACAGATTGGTATTTGGTTGAATGTTCAGGAAACATACAACAGCTACAATTTTAAACATTATTTTTTCTTTTTGCCTTTTTTGGTAACTTTTTTAGTTTTAACCATTTTGCCAAACATCATTTTACCATCTTTTTTCTTACTTCTTTTCTTCATTCCTCTTGCCATGAATATCTCCGTATTG